ACCGGATGGCCGACCGCTGCCATTGCCCCTGCCGTACAACTTTATTTTGAATTAAAGATATTTCTTTTGCGTTGTCCAATGATATTGCGCCTGGCGAGTCTAGTTATCCGCTCCAACTTAGTGCGCAAGTTGTTGACTGTCTGCTATTTAAATTCAAAATGTGGAGCCTGCTTCTTTAATTCAAAATGCCTAAGCGGGATGCACCGTGGCGTTTGATGGCGGGGACCTCAAAGGTGTCCCGTTCTGCCAATTATTCACCTGGTGCGGGAACGGGCCCAAAATCCAATAGGGCCTCCGCTTGGGTGAATAGGCCCATGTATAGGAAGCCCAGGATTTATCGGATGTACAGATCCCCCGATGTTCCGAAAGGGTGTGAAGGGCCTTGTAAGGTTCAGTCGTTTGAATCACGCCATGATGTTACCCATGTTGGTAAGGTCCTTTGTATATCCGATATTACACGTGGGAGCGGTATTACCCACCGCGTTGGTAAACGTTTTTGTGTGAAGTCTGTGTATATTCTAGGCAAAGTATGGATGGACGAGAACATCAAGTTGAAGAACCACACCAACAGCGTCATGTTTTGGTTGGTGAGGGATAGGAGACCATATGGTACGCCTATGGATTTTGGGCAGGTGTTTAACATGTTTGACAATGAACCCAGTACCGCGACTGTTAAGAACGATTTGCGTGACCGTTTTCAAGTTATGCATAAGTTCTACGCCAAGGTTACCGGTGGACAGTATGCGAGCAACGAGCAAGCGCTGGTTAAGCGTTTTTGGAAGGTTAACAACTATGTGGTCTACAATCATCAGGAAGCGGCAAAGTACGAGAATCACACGGAGAACGCTTTGTTATTGTATATGGCATGTACACATGCCTCTAATCCTGTGTATGCAACCCTTAAAATTCGGGTCTATTTTTATGACTCGATTATGAATTAATAAAGTTTGTATTTTATTTCATGATTCTCAAGTACATCATTTACATAATTTTTGTCTGTCACGAATGCAACAGCTCTAATTACATTGTTAACTGAAATAACCCCTAAGTTGTCTAAATAAGACATTACAAGTAATTTGAATCTACTTAAATAAATCTGCCCAGAAGCTGTCGTCAAAGTCGTCCAGACTTGGAAATTGAAGAAGGCTTTGTGGAGACCCAACGCTCTCCGCAGGTTGTGGTTGGCTCTGATTTGTATGTGGAAGACCTTGCTGCGTGTGTATACTGGGACCTCCACCCTGACTATCTTGAAAAATAGGGGATTTTGAACCTCCCAGATAAAAACGCCATTCGTTGCTTGAACAGCAGTGATGGGTTCCCCTGTGCGTGAATCCATGATTGGCGCAATTAATGTGGACGTATATTGAACAGCCGCACTGCAGATCAATTCTTTTACGCCTCGTTTGTCTCTTGGCGTATCTGTGTTGAACCTTGATCGACAGTGGTGAAGAACGGTTCCTCAATGGTGATGAAGATGGCGTTTTGTTGTGCCCAGTCATTGAGGCTTTTGTTTTTCTCCTCGCTGAGATACTCCTTATATGATGAATGGGGGCCAGGATTGCAGAGGAAGATAGCGGGAATTCCTCCTTTAATTTGAATTGGCTTTCCGTATTTGCAGTTTGATTGCCAATCCCTTTGGGCCCCCATGAATTCTTTAAAGTGCTTTAGATAATGCGGATTGACGTCATCGATTACGTTATACCACGCATCATTGGAGTAGATTTTTGGATTGAGATCGAGATGACCACATAGGTAATTGTGAGGACCGAGACTCCGGGCCCATTGTGTTTTGCCCGTTCTTGATTGTCCCTCAATAACGATCGATATAGGTCTCAATGGCCGCGCAGCGGTATCACAAACGTTTTGATGAACCCATTGCGTAATTATTGGAGGAACATTATTGAACGATGATTGACTAAATGGAGGGACCCATGGTTCCGGTGGTTTCTGAAAAATCCTTGTTGCGTTTGTGACTAGGTTGTGAAATTGAAGGAAGAAATGTTGGGGTTGTTCTTCCTTTATGATCTGCAGAGCCTCTTCTGCAGATGTTGCGTTTAATGCCTTTGCGTATGTGTCATTAGCAGATTGCTGACCTCCTCTAGCTGATCTGCCGTCGATTTGGAACTCTCCCCATTCAGTTGTGTCTCCGTCCTTGTCGATGTAGGACTTGACGTCGGAGCTGGATTTAGCTCCCTGTATGTTCGGATGGAAATGTGCTGACCTGGTTGGGGATACCAGGTCGAAGAATCTGTTATTCGAGCACTGGTATTTTCCTTCGAACTGTATGAGCACGTGTAGATGAGGTTGCCCATCTTGATGTGTTTCTCTACATATTTTGATGTATTTCTTGTTGACCGGAGTTGCAAGACGCTGTAATTGTGATAACGCTTCTTCTTTAGAAATGGAGCATTGCGGATATGTGAGGAAGTAGTTCTTGGCATTTATGCGAAAGCGTCTCGGTTGTGGCATTTTTGTAATAAGAAGGGTGTACCCCGATTGAGGCTCTCTCAAACTGGCTGATTATATCGGTGTATTGGTATCCTATATATAGTTCTTATTCCTTTCTATCCCTTTTGACACGTGGAGGCCATCCGTTATAATATT